TATGAAGATAATAATCCAAGAAAGAGTTGGGAGAAGTGTCTATCTAAAAAAGCTCTACAAATACATGAGGGTAAATTGTGGAAATGTCCACCATTGGCATATTTACCAATGCAAGCAAAAAAATATAATCTTGACAAAAAATGGGATCCTTATTTAAAATATAAACCATTAGATTCGGATTGTTCTGATCAAGAACTTGAAGAATTTTTAAATAAAGAAGATGAATGTTTTTGTTCTATGTGCCCTGCAAATATGGATAATCCTTATAAAAAAAATGATCCAACTCTTCCAGTAAGTTATTGGGAGAAGTTAAATTCATGATTACCTGGGGAATATCATCAGAGAGTCATAATGCTGCACTTTCTGTATTTGTTAATGATAGTCTAGTCTTCGCAAGCGAAAGTGAAAGATTCAGTGGTATAAAAAATGATGCTTATTTAAATAATGGCATTATTGACTATGCACTAAAGTTTGGAAAACCAGAATTGGTATGCTGGTATGAGAATCCATATAAGAAAACGTTTAGACAACTTCTTGCAGGTCAAGGATGGATTCAGAACGTCAAAAAGTATGTTGATGTTCCAATCAAGTATTATGACCATCACTATACTCATGCTTGTGCTGGTTACTTTACCAGTCAGTTTGACGAGTGTTGTGTGGTGGTTATTGATGCTATAGGAGAATTCCAAACACTTACTATCTGGGAAGCAAGAGGTAATAAATTAAAACTTAAATTTCAACGTAAATATCCACACAGCGTTGGACTTTGGTATTCTGCAATGACACAAAGGTGTGGATTAAAACCAAATGAAGAAGAGTATATCCTCATGGGCATGTCTGCTTATGGGGATAAAACACGTTATGAAGATGATATCTATAAAGATTTCATAGGATTTAGAACAGCAACCTTTAAAAAGAATTTACATAAAGGATGTGTTGATTGGAGACCAGATATTAAAAACACTTTTGATATCGCTGCTGCAACTCAAAACATTTATGAAACAATTTTTAGAGATATTATGCAAGTAGCATCCAATAAAGTAAAAAGTAAAAATTTAGTTCTAATGGGTGGATGTGCGTTAAATTGTGTTGCAAATCCAATTGCATATTATTATTTTGACAATTTATGGATTATGCCTGCACCTGGAGATAATGGGTCTGCCATTGGTTCTGTGCTTGCACATAAAAAGAAACATATTGATTGGCATGGACCTTATCTTGGATATTATATTAAATCAGTTGCATCAAACGAAGAAATTGTTAACCACTTAATGGATTATGGTCTTTGTGGAGTTGCAAGAGGTTGTGCAGAGTTTGGTCCTAGGGCACTGGGGAATCGTAGTTTATTTGCAGACCCTAGAGATCCACAAATTAAATCAATGGTCAACAATATTAAACAAAGACAACAGTTTAGGCCATTTGCACCAGTAATTATGGAAGAATATGTACACGATTACTTTAGAATGCCTACAAATTCTTCACCATACATGCAATATGCTGTAAAATGTAGATATTCTAAAAAGTTTCCAGCAATTGTTCACATAGATAAAACAAGTAGAGTTCAAACTGTTAATAGACAACAAAATACAGAACTTTATGATCTTTTAAAGATGTGGAATGAAAAAACAGGTTGTCCTATGTTATTGAATACTAGTTTGAATATTAAAGGGAAACCGATGGTAAATGATGAAAAAGATTGTAAAGAATGGGAAGAAACTTATGGGGTTAAAATATTCTCATGAATATTATAGATAATTTAAACAATAAAAACTTTTTTCCTATTGATAAACCAAATAACAAATTTTGGTATGACCAAGATACAAAAGAACGATATATTCATAATTTAAAAGTTCAACCAGAAGAATGGCATTATAGAGATAAAATAGTTTATTATTTGACAAATTCTTTTGGATATAGAACTAAGCCATTTAAAGATATTGATTGGAGAAAATGTATTGTTTTATTTGGGTGTTCTTACATTTACGGTGTTGGTAGTGCAGAAGATGAAACTGTAACTGGATATTTGGAACAAATAACTGGAATTCCTGTAATTAATATGGGAGCACCTGGATCTTCACCAACCTTTTCTTTACATAATTCTGGAATTTTGAGTGCAAAATATCCAAATCCAAAAGCAGTTGTTTATGGTTGGTCTTCTCAATATAGATGTCCTTTTTATACTAAAAATGAAGTTATTCATTGTGGTAATTGGTTAAAAGATTCTAAAAAAATGGGAGAATCGTGGAATAGTAATGAAGAACATCCTGCAGTAAATTTAAAATTATCATCTATTATTTCTAAAGAAATGTGGAATAATAGAACAAAATATTATGAATTTACATTCTTTAAGACAGTTTCGGACGTTTTAAATTGTGATTATATAAAACAAGTTGATTATGCAAGAGATTTGGGACATTCTGGAAAAGAAACTAATAAAATTGCTGCTGAAACTATTGCTAAAAATTTGAACTTGTGATAAAATTTAATTTTTAAAACAAACACTATGGCAACAAGAACTTATACTCAAAAAGATGGGACTATTTGGGAATGGAAAGAAACTTCCGAACTTCTCAGCATTCTTGCCCAAATCCATAGCCAAAAAAATAATGAGCAACAAAAATCTAATTGACGAATCATTTTATATCAAACAATCCCAATGGGGAACATGGAGGTCATTTGATGTAAACGGGAAAGAATTAATCACTGCATTAAATGAAGAGAATTGTATAAGTGCCACAAGATTTTACTTAAAAGGTGTGCAGGAAGGGTGGAGTAATGTTGATTCTGTTAAATATGAAGGCACTGTGGGTGGCAAATTATAATGAGTAATTTAATTCAAAAGATTATTATACATATTAGTGAATATATTGAAAAAATAAAACTAAAAAGATTAGAGAAAAAAATTAAAAAAGAAGATAACTTCATATATAAATGATAAACCGATTTAACTTAAAATTTAATAATAGAAATATTATTAAATCAATTAGAAATAATCAATTTTTACCCCTTGCAAATCATACAGTTTATAATGAAAATGGATATATACCTGCTAATAGGTTAACTCTAAAGGGAACTTGGGATTATTCTGGAACAGATAACCAAGAAAAATATTATGAACATTTACAAACACAACCTGAAGATTGGTATTATCGTCATAATAAAGTAAAATATACTTTAAATTCTGAAGGATATAGAACTAAGGAATTTGATGAATTAGATTGGAAAAATTCTATCGTTATGTTTGGGTGCTCGTATGTATTTGGAACTGGAGTTGATGATAAACATACTATTTCTTCTTTTTTAGAGGAGATAACTGGTATTCCCGTTATTAACATGGGTGTAGGTGGGTCATCTATTCAATTGGCACTGCATAATTCCATGATTTTAAATGATCGTTATGGACCACCTGCAGCTGTTGTATATGGATGGACTTCATTAATGAGGTATCTTGTATATCACCCACTTTATTTTGATAATAAAATACCTACAGACAGCGTAAAAGTAAAACCTGCTGAGCATCTGGTTCCTTTTAACATGATGAATGTTAAAATAGTTCGTAATCTTTGGAAGGATAAATGTAAATATTATGAATTTAGTCTTTTTGATACGACAGCAAAAATTTTAAATTGCGACTTTTATCAACCAAAAGACGATTATGCAAGAGACTTAAGGCATTGTGGTATAGAATCAAATAAAGAATTTGCAGAACTTATAAATGTAAATTTATCACTATTATGAACTATCACATATTAGACCCAACAACTCCCTGGTATGAATTTTTATCTTATCAAGAATGTTGTCTTAGTTTGGGAGTTCCTTGTAGAATGGGAAGTTTTTTAAGATATCATGCATATTTAAAAGAGATAGGGATAAAATAATGATTAAAAATATATTCAATAAATTTTTTGATCGTTTTTTAAAAGATTATGACTTAAAAACTTATAATATAAATTTGGTAGATAGGAAGAATGAAAGAATTTCTCTCGCAGATGAAATTGCAAACCTTCATTCTAGAATAAGATATCTTGAAAGAGAAAATGTTTGTATGTCAAATGCAATGTATGAGATGGAGAACAGACTACAAGCACAAATTGACAAAATTAATCCTACAGTGTTAGATTTAAAGAACTTTAGTTTGGGAGACACTTAATGTACGAGTCTTTAACAGAATTCGAAAGAGCACTTGCTCGTTTTGGAGATAAAGTTCAACTGATAGTTGGACTTGAAATTGGAGATAAAATGAGTCCTGAAATTGCATATCAGGAAATCAAAGAGATGTTGAAAGAACTTAAAAAACTTCGTAAAAAAGAAAAATCTAATTGGGAAGAAGATGACAAATAAAAAAGATAGTTTAAGAGTAACTGAAGAAAAAGATGGTAGTTTTACCGTTGAATGGGACTCAGATGACCCAGCATACTCTTGGTTAAGTACAAAAACAGAAGAGGAATTGACAGAAATTTTAACAGAGCAGATTGAAAATTATTTAAATCAACTTAAAAATAATGAGCGATAAAGTAATCAAATGGTCTTTACCTGTACAATATGATCCAGAATCTGGTGATTATTTTATCTCTTTTCCAGAAGATCTTTTACATGCTGCAAATTTAAAAGAAGGTGACCAAGTATTTTGGGTTGATAATGGCGACAAGACTTTTACAATAAAAAAAGTAAAAGAAGATGCACCAAAAACTTATCAGGATATGATTGCTGATGGGTGGGAAATGACTGTAGATGGATTCTGGATAAAGGAGAATTAAAATTACAATAAATAAGTAAATAAAAGAAAATAATATCGTTATAAAATGGCAGTATTAACCGCAACTGGTATTCTATTTAATGATAGTACGTCATTAAATTCAAGATATGATGTTATAGCACAATCATCAGTAGCAATTTTTTATCAAGCTTCGGCACCTACTGGGTGGACTAAAGTAACAACACATAATGATAAGGCACTTAGAGTTGTTAGTGGGACTGGTGGCGGATTTGGATATGGTGGAGTATCTGGTGCAGGAGGAATAACATTTACTTCTGCATTCCCTTCTAATTTAAAAAATCTCAGTATTCCAATTAGTGTTAGTGCTGGAATTGCTGGAACAGTTGGTAATACAACTCTTTCTGTTTCGCAAATTCCAAATCATACTCACGATAGCTTAACTGGTGGCACTAGTTCTGCAGCATCTGGTGGTGCTTCATTTAGAACTCCAGGAACTAATGCTACTGGTGGAGTAGTAAGTCCTACAGGAACAGGAGGAGCACACAACCACCCCTTTACGGGAAGTGTTGGGATTACTTCAACTGCAACTGGATCTTTGGATTTAAGAGTCCAATATATAGATGTAATTATCTGCAGCTTCGATTAATATGGCATCTTTAACTAGTGGCGGGATAAGATTTAGTTTAACTGATTTCACCAATATAATTGAATCTTTTTATTGGATGTATCCTGCGGGGACTAAAAAGGTATTTTATCAAGCAGAAGCACCAACTGGTTGGGTAAAAGATACAACTCAAAATAATAAAATGTTAAGAGTTGTTAGTGGAAGTGGTGGAGTTTCTGGTGGAACAATTTCAGCATCTAATGCCTTTATATCTACAGGAACTGAAGTATC